CTATCGAATCCAACTGTCGCTTTTTATGTAAATTCCAAAACAAACCTTATGCCAATATGATGCATTGTTTGTTGTGGTTGTGTTTCCATTCTCATCTGTGAAAGTGCGTGTTCCACCAAAATTTTACCGGACTCACAAAACGGGAACACTTTGCAGGTTTGGCGATGTCAGGTATTATGTCAATAGATGAAACAGAAATGACATTTCCAGACATGGCAAAATATTCAATTGAAATGGCAGACGAACTTTTAAAGGCTTTAGAAAGTGATTGAATCACTTACAACAATATACATACTAGTTGCATTATTCGTTGGGATTAATATGTATTCTGACTGGATGGATTGATGAGCGAATATAAAAGATTTAGTATTTTTGGAAAGCAGCTTTTCTTTACTCATATATTTGACAATACTTGCCGGTATAATTTTGGTGGAACACGCACTTTCACAGATGAGAATGGAAACACAACCACAACAAACAATGCATCATATTGGCATAAGGTTTGTTTTGGAATTTACATAAAAAGCGACAGTTGGATTCGATAGTGCTAAGGTGTATAATACACGAATAAAACAGGGGTTAACTGATGCCAGGTCATACACCAAAAGAACGCAAAAAGAAGTCAAACAAAAAGCCAATGAAGAAGCGTAACAAGAAATGACACGCCCCGTTGCTGGTAGCATTGTTAGCAATATCGTATCTAGCATAGTTAGTGCCGTGGTTGACCCGATAAAGAGGTTTTTTATTACGTTGGACTCTGTTTTAAATGGATTTTACTCTTTACAAAACTCCAAAACTTTCCCAGGCGATTACAGTGTAGAAGCTGATGTATTTTTTACTGACAGCGTTATGTTTGTTTACGGAAAATCCTCAAACTTTAACAACAGGGTTTTCATAAATACTGGCGGTTCTATAGACTGGAGAGTTGAAGACGCAAGCAACTCAGCATTAGCGGCTCCCGCTGCCAGCGTTCCGGTGAATAAGTTAAGCACCATTAAAGTTGTTAGGATAGGCTCAGCAGGTGAGATTTTTGTGAATGGAGTGTCTGTAGCTACCGGGGTGGTGGCAACAGGCTCTACCGTAATTGACCAGTTAGGGAGGGTAAGCACCGCAAGCTTTTCTGATGGAATAATCGCAAATGTAAAACTTACAGACCTAGCAACTCCAAGCAATTCTGAATTCTGGCGGTTAGCCAACGCCACAGAAAACACAGAGCAATCAAGTTCAGGTTCAAACCTACTAACATATGTCAACATACCCACAGGCACACCAGACAGAGAAGAATTCACGTTTATTGATGGTGATTGGCTGAGTGATACCGAGATAGTTACTAATGGCGATTTCAGTACTGATACAGATTGGACTAAAGGCGCTGGCTGGTCTATTTCAGGTGGTACAGCCAATTCTGTCGCTGTAACAAATACTTTCCTTCAACAAGCGGCCTCTCTAGGTGCCTTTACTCACAAAGAAACGCTAACTATTTCTAATTATACATCAGGAACTGTGAGGATAAACGCAGGAGGGGGAGGAGACTCAAGGTCGTCTAATGGAGTATTCACCCAAAATAGGCTATCTAGTGGTGACACGTTTATAAGGCTAGACCCAAGTTTCTCTTCAGGTTTTGTTGGCAGTGCAGATAATTTCTCAATGAAAAGAATATTGGAACTTCCATAATGTACACAATATACCATGAAGACTTTGTACCAGAAGCGCTAAACACTCGCTACCCTAACCCGGCACGATACGGAGAAGATAAGAAACTTTGCTTATTCGGTGACTCACTAGAAAGCCTAACAGGTACGCCAGCAGATGTAATAGTTGATATTGCTAAGGGTGGTTTAAATGAACCATTTGACGAGTACTCAGAAGGTATGACGGGCGCTGAGCTAATAACACTGGTCACAGACATGCAAGCACAAACGCCAACAGGCAAAGAGATTGAAATATCAAAGGCTCAAGGCAGATACTTGTACAGCACAATATTTAAGCCAGAAACAACAGAATTGTGATAAACTGATTATAATTAATACAGAGAGATATTGAAATGGCGAGCATGGAAAATAATGATGAATTACCTATATTTACAGGAATGCAAAATATAGTAATGAATATGTCCACAGGCGACGCAAGAATACAAATGTCGATTGATAATCAACCATTTTCAGACATTCCAGACACAGTAAAAACAGCAGATGCCAGCTTTAATATGTCAATCCCAGCGTCAATAATCAGAGCAGTGATAACTGGCAACGCCAAAGTATTTATAAACAAGGTCAAAGTCTAATGACATTAAAGAAAGGGAAGTCAAGGAAGGTTATCGAAGCCAATATAGGGACCGAAATAAAGTCGGGAAAATCGAAGAACCAAGCTATTGCAATTGCATTCGCTAAAGCTGGCAAGACCAGAAAGAAGAGAAAGAAAAAATGAAATCAGATAATGAAAAGGTAAAAATTAATTTCGATACAGTTATTTGGTCGGGAGTGAGAAGCCCAGATGGAATGCATAAAAGCTTTGTTGTTGGACCTGAATCACCACTAAGCCCATATTACAGAGAGAAGAAGAAAGAAAAACCAAGCCCATTAAGATTTTGTTAGTTATTATTGGGAAGGGCTTTAACGGTAAAGAATAACATTTACCAATTTAGGGTCAGTTAGAGTCTTTCACAATGATATTTAAGGTTTATGAGTTACCTAAACTCAGCTATCACTCATGCTAAGAGGCGACACACAAATGGCAAAGTATATAAAGAGACCAGCTCCAACAGATGCAACCCAATGGTTCAGGAACGGAGACCACCCTCAAGACGGAGACGAAAAATTCCAAGATGGAGAGTTTAAAGGCGAGCTATTCGAGGGGTTGATAGTTAGGTATTACAGAAAACCAAGCGTTGATGGGCAGAATATATGTAAAAACTGTAGTGATACGATGCATAATCATGGTTGGATGGATACATTAGAAGGCGGTCACAACGTTTGCCCTGGTGATTTTATCATTACTGGAATCAAAGGTGAGAGATACCCATGCAAACCAGATATATTTAAAGCAGCCTATTATACAGAGCATGAGTACGCGCAAGCTATGAATGATGTGGCTTATAATGGCTAAGCATCCCGGAGGCAGGCCAACCAAATACAATGAAGGTATATTAGAGCAGTCTAAAGAATACCTAGCTAACTATAAAGAACATGACGATATAATACCTAGTATTGTAGGTCTAGCAATCGTATTAAATCTAAGCAAATCAACAATTTACGATTGGGCTTCACACGAAGACAAGCAAGAGTTTTCGGACATGTTGGACAAAATCCAGTATAAGCAAGAGCAGATTCTCATCAGGGGAGGGCTTGGAGGAGAGTTTAACGCGGCTATCACCAAGCTAGTGTTAACAAAGCATGGATACCACGATAGAGTTGACTCAGACGTCACCAGTGGCGGCAAAGAGATTCGCAACAACTTCATTATTCAGCCAGTGACTACGAGGGCTAGTGATGATTGATAGTAACACTCAGATTGCCCAATCCTTAAAAATACTGAAAGAAGAGGCAGAATACTTTTTATATCAAAACTCCTGCGACTGCGACCACCCGTCCTGTAACAGATGCAAGGATGGTTCTGATTTAAGGAGGGCGATTACAACAGCAACGATAGTATTGGAGAATAATCCAGAGCCGCAACCATTTCAGCGAACAAAGATACTTTAGTGAAAGACATACCCCTACAAATCACAGAGGGCATAGCATGGCTAATGTCCAAGCCCAAACGTATAAAGATAGCGGTAGGCGGTAGAGGCAGCGGAAAGTCCACAGGTATAGCTGATGCGATGATTGTTTACTCAGCTCAAGGCCAGAGAGTGTGCGCTACAAGAGAATTCCAGAACTCCATTGACGATTCAGTCCACGAAAACATTAAGATAGAGATAGAAAGGCTAGGAGTAGAGGGTTTCAGCGTACTTGCCACAGAGATTAAGACTTCAACAGGTGGCGAGATATTTTATAAGGGGTTAGCCAGAAACATAACAAGCCTAAAGTCTTTAGCTGGCGTCAATAAGTTATGGATAGAGGAGGGCGAAAGCGTATCAGCCAAAAGCCTCAAGGTTCTAACTCCTTCCATTCGCTCTACAGCACAATCAAACCTAATTGAAAACCATGAAGTCCCTGAAATATGGGTATCAATGAACAGAAGCTCAAGAGATGATGCCATAGCAAAGCGTTACCTTAAAAGGGCCGAGGAAGAATTAGCCAATTGCGGACGGTATGAAGACGACCTGATAATGGTTGTTCAGATGAACTGGCAAGATAACCCCTGGTTTCCTACTGAGTTGGACCAGGAGCGATTAGACGATAAAGAAAACCTATCCCCGGACGAATATGACCATGTTTGGGGTGGTGAATACGACGAACAGGTCGAACGCTCCATAATTAAGAAGGAATGGTTCGATGCGGCTTTGGATTCACACAAAACCCTAGGAATTGACGTCTCAGGTGGAACCATATTCACACACGACCCCGGCGATACTGGCTCAGATTCCAAGGCTTATGCCTGTAAACGCGGCATTCATTATAAAGACATCGGAGAGATAGACGCAGTTAATGGAAATATTGCTTGCCACACAGCAGCAGACAAAGCGATAGGCTTCAATGCTGACCTATTTGTCTGGGATGGCGATGGAATGGGTGGATTACTTAGGGAGCAGATAGCTAAGGATTTCAAAGGCATTAAGTGTGATATCAGGATGTATCGAGGTAGCGGCGAAGTCGAGAATAAGAAACAAGTATATGACGGTTTAAAGTCGTTAGGCTCCAAAGATAAGCCGAAAACAAATAAAGATATGTTCGCCAACAAGCGAGCGCAATACTATATGAGGCTGGCTAATCGCTTCTATAAAACATGGCTGTGGGTCGAGAAAGGTCAATATCAAGACCCTGATTCTATCATTTCCATCTCAAGTGATATAAAGTTAATCAATAAACTACGCTCTGAAGTGTGTAGAATACCCACTATCCCTAATGGGGCTGGTAAGATTCAATTAATGCCCAAGCCTAGGATGAAGAAAGAGCTTGGAATAGAATCCCCTGGCATGGCT